GGTTGTAGCTCTGTATAGTATTATAGTCTCAATGTCTGGTTGGTCAAACCCTGCGTTTAAAATACCGCAGTTACAGATAATTGCTTTCGGAGTTTCGTTGTACCATAGTAGGATAGCCTCTCGCTCATTCTTAGGGGTGTTTCCGTCAACATGTTTTGCCTCGTAGCCTCTTGCATTAAATTGAGCGCATACCACCTTAGAGCTGTTTACATTCGATGCAAATAGTAAGGTCTTTGTATTCTCTGTTAACCGTACCCAATTATCTACAACACCGATATATGTTTTGTTATCCTCGTAATAGCTTGCGGTATCAAAATCCGCTCCTGTGCGCTTTAGTCCTTTGGTATCTATTGGCACGCCGTAGCTATTTGCAGAGCAAAGGAAACCCATTTTAATTAATTCGGGTGTATCTATTCGTTGTACTATAGCGGTGTAAAACTCGTCTAGAGATACGGCAGCCTTTCCCTTGCGCTCTGGGGTAGCCGTCGCTCCTATTACGTAGGCGAGGGGGTTAATGTAGTCTAGTAGTTTGGTAAAGATATTAAGATGAGCCTCGTCGATTACTACTAAACTCTTTGAGGCTAGAAAACTTTTATAAGTCTCTTTGCGTCTGTCTATAGTTTCGACCATTCCAACATGGAGCTTTGCTTGTAGGTCTGGCTTTGATCCGCTCGTTATATATACGGGGGTTAGTCCGAATTTCTCGAATGAGCTACCCGCTTGTTTTAGTAGCTCGCTCCTATGAGTTAATACTAGGACGTTACCTCCACGCTTTAAATGCTCACTAATTAAATAGGTAAACATTATCGTTTTACCTGCTCCCGTCGGGGCGCAAAGTATAGTCCTGCGGTTTCTTTTAAAAGAGTTGCGCAAGGATTTGATAATCTCGTTTTGGTATGGTCTTAGTTTAATCATTGCAAAATATGCTTATTATTAATAACCCCTGTCGATAATCGTTTTAAATTGTTTGCGTCGGTTGTCTTGCCACGCAATGAGTCCGCTAAGTCTTGAGATTTCTTTTTTAGCCTCTGCAATTCTTTGCTCCCCGTTTGAGCTTTCTCGTATTGCTTTATAACCTTTATCAATTCTTTTTTGTATTGCGTCAAGCTCTGCACTAAGTCCGTCGTTTCGTTTTTCAGTTTCTCGTATTGCGTTGCGAGTTGTTTCGATTTCAATAGTCGGCTGTTGTAGCTTGTCGATAGCTCTTTCTGACGCTGTAAACTCTGCGATAATATCTCTGGTATCATTCATTGAGTGTATAGGTTATATTACAACGGCAGTAATTAGGCTCTATAGATTGCAGCTTTTGAATATACAAAGCGGCGTCCATTAACTCCTCTTTTAAGTGTTGCAGAAAATCGTCTTTGTTGTTATCCTCCAGAGTAGTATTATATTTTTTTATCCCTGCCTCCGATCGTGCGTCAAACTCTGCCTTTAAATCCTCTAGTATTTTGTCTTTCATTTGCGGTTTCTTTGTGAATTTTTTTATTTTCTGTTCGTTTTCGTATCTAAATCTTTCGGTTAAACTCATTTTACTCATAGCTTTTATATTAAAACATTGTTAATTGTTGTTGATGTATTTTAAGACGTTTTATAGCTGCATCGTAATACTCTGTATCTATTTCGCAAGCGGTTAAATCAAAGCCGTTTTTATAACAGGCAATAGCAATACTTCCACTTCCTAAATGTGTATCTAGTATTTTATCTCCTTTATTAGCATATTTTTTTAAACACCATTCATAAAGCTTTATTGGTTTTTGTGTTATGTGTTGTTTTTTCCCGTCATAATCTGGCAAAGTAGATAGTCTTTTAAAAATTCTAATATTTTTATCAATACTGCACCAAGCTAACTCCGCCTCTGAAAAACTTAAATTTGGGTTTAACTTATCCCATATTAACCAATTATTATTTAACGGCAAATCAAAATAATTACCTCCAAATATAATTTGATTTTTACTTACTCTAAATAGTTCTTCAAAATATTCTTTAGTAGGGATTGCACTATCCCAGTTTTTACCTTTTTTAAATTCGTGCTTGCCGCTTCCCATTGTCATTTTACCTGCATTTATCCCATAAGGCGGATCGACTATTGCCAACTCGAAATGATTATCTGGATAGCGAGCCATTAACTCCATGTTGTCCTCGTTTGTTATTTTCATATCTATAAAAAATAAAGGGGAGCGCTAACTCCCCAAATTATTAAAACGGCAAATCGTCTGCCTCGTCTTGAGCTACCTCTGGAGATGTCTCCTCTGCCTCTGCCTTGAATATTTTCCAAGACTGCAAGCTAGTATAGTATTTGCCTTTGTACTCGTTTGTTTGTACGTTAAAGCTAACGTCTACCTCTTGCCCGACTTTATTGTATTTTAAAAACTGCTCTACTTTCTCGTCTCCGAATACATCAAAGCAATAGAGGTTATTATAGTCCTCTGTAGTCTCTAGGATAAACGAGAGCTTTTGCCAATCTTTACCTGCTGCGGACGTTCCTTTTTGTGTATCTAACACCTTTGTAATTTTACCTGTTACTTTCATAGTTATTATATTTGATTATCGATTTTCTCTATTAGATGGCGTAAGTCTGACCTCTCAAACTCGCCTAATTTTATCTTGTTAATTGTTAAATAGTAGTGGTCTTTTTTGCTGTCTGTTATTTCTATATCCATTGTTTTGGCTTAAAGTTAATATTTATTTTTATGTATTGCAAATTTTAATCCTTGTATTTATCTAGATTCATTTTAACGAGTATCGGAGTCTCTCCGCCGTTTAGTACTACAGCGCAACCGATAGCGTTCTTTTTACCGCCTGCGGCATACGCAAAAGCATATTGCGAGTCGTCTATTCCACACCCTACAGCCATAGCAAATATAGCTCTAGTCTTTCCAAACATATAATCTATATAGAAATCTGTATGAAAATGCCCTGTAACTGTGGAGACCATATCCCTACGCGCTGCCGTTCTAGCTTTAGAGCTTTTATGCCCATGCACATACCTAACGCCGTCGATATATGTATCCGTAACCCATTGCCAATTAGGCGTTTTTAAAACGTCGTTAAACTCTTTTATCCAAATTTTAGGAACGCCACTATCAAAAGCTTTGCGCATTATTATAGCGTCGTGATTACCTATGCAAACCTCTGCGTCTGGAAAGGCATTATACCAGTCTTTTACCTGCTCTATTACCATCTCTAACTCTGCGCCCCCTCCTAGTCCGTCGGGATCGGTAGCGTGAAAACTTGAGTAATGGGCGTCTATTATATCGCCAATAAAAACGACTCTATTACATTGATACTCTTTGTATGTATCCTTGCAAAATTGTAGGTAGTCTTTACGTTCAAAGGGCAAATGTATATCTCCTATTACTAGGACTCTAGACTTGTCGGCTTTTGCTCTCATTTCTAGTAAAGCGGTCTCCTCTTTTTGTGTTAATCTGTAGCGGTTGGTTTGGTTTTTCATAGCTTATCGATTTGGGTTAATACTTCTTGATAATATTCTATAGTTTGATTGTTAGACGGCTTTAGTATCTCGCTCTCTAGTATCAAAGTGATATGTACTTTAGCGCATTGTTTCGCCTCTTTGCTTGTCGTAGTCTCTACATAAAAAGCCTTTGCTAATTGGTACGCTTTCTCCTTTGGCGTCTGCATAAATAACCATTCTTTTTTTATCATTTCTCCTTGTTAAATTTTGTTATATATCTCTGCGTCGTCCTAATTGATTTGCCTAGCATATCCGCAATATCTTTTTGTGAGGCGTCGGGGTTTTTTGTATAGATACTTTTGAAATTGGTATAGGCATCTTTTTTATTGTCAAAGCTAGATTTTATTTTGGTACGCTCTGCGCTCTCTATTTTTATCTTATTAGCCATATCTATGAAATAATGCGCTAACTTCTCAGCTTTTAAAACGCTAGATTTCTCTACCTCGTCCTTATGTATATCTGTATTTTTTTGAGCCTCTAGGGTATTAATCAATAATGCAAATCTAGCGACGTAGGCTTTCATTTTAGGGAGCATTGATTTGTTTGCCTCTGCTATATCCTCAGACTTTTGCATGGCTGTAATTTCTTTGTGGATTCGCTTGTATTCTATTTTAGCCTCTGGAGTAAACTCTGCGGTTACTGCCTCTACTACGTTCCCCTCTCCTAGTCTTAGGTTTCTTTTAGTAGACTCGTAGAATTTAATAATAAAGGTATCGTACCACTCGAGCAAATCCTGCGTAATCTCCTCGTCTACGAAATCCTCGACCTCTAACTCTGGGTAAGAAAACAGCATACGATCAATAAACCCGTTGCTTTTGTTCTCCTCTGTTTGAAATCCGTCTAATATGCTCGGCTGTATTCCGCCCATGATAGGTAAAAAAGCGCGCTCTACAAAACTACTCTTTGCGGTCTTTCTGTTTAGGTTTATCTCGCCGCCACTCCAAGACGAAAGCCAATGCTCCATATCTCCGCCCTCGCGGTACTTATTCATATCTTTAAAGAAACCTGCAAGCTCGTCTTTTAAAACCCCTATCCCGTTTGTATTTTCGTTGTGTAATTCTACGAGCGCCTCAAGGGTTACGTCGTTAACTAAAAATTGCGTTTTCTTTGGCTTATATACTGGCTCTGTTAAAGCCTTTTCTTTAGCGTCCATATTGTTA